CTTGGACGCAGATGAACAATTTAGAAACACTTACTTATGACATGAAGGCGCTATTAGAAGTAGTGTCAGACGGCTTGCTTAACCAAGAGTGCCCGTCAAACCCCGAGGATAGTGCAGGGGTGATACGACAAGCAGTTAACAAGCTAGAAAAAATTAGGGAAATTCACGAGGAGATGTGGAGTGAGCAACGAGAAGCAATGCCTGGAGGTAACACTTGGGGCCTTGACAATGGCGGAACTGATGAAGATGCCGACGGAGAAGAGGATTTCGATACTAAAGACTTATTTTCCGACGGTGACGACGACTGGGTCTTTTCAGAAGAAAGAGAAGAAGCCAAAAAATCTCCCACAAGCTTTACTGTAGAGGAGACTAAAAAGCACGAAGACGGCTCTGCAACCTACATAGTTAACGGTAGCGATGAGGATATGAAAAAGTTGTTTGAGGTGTTTTTCACCCAAGCAGTTATAAACGGCATTAAGTACACCGGCGCCAACAACGAAAAAGAGATTGCAAAGATGGAGGCCCTCAAAGCCGCCCGTGAGCTTGTGACTTGGTTGAGTGTGTGGGAAAGCGGTGACGATATTGATTACGAGCCAGAGTGCGCCCAAAAAAGGAGAAAGCTTTCTGAAGCCTTGAAAGCGGCAGGTGAATGAAGACGGTCACTGTGGTCGAGGTAGCCCAAGAGGTGACGGTCGATGACATCGCAAAATTATTAGAGGTCAGTCGCAGGAGTGCGATACAACGCATGGCTCGACTGGTCAAACGACAACACGCCATCAAACTTAACATGCCAACAGTGGGCAACCCAGCACGGTTCAAGTTGTTGGTGTCAAAAGAAAGTCTACTGCATACCCAGAAGTTTCCTGGCCCAAAAATGAACCGGGAGATCGACTGGAAGAAGTTTTGTAGTGACCCGTTTGGCCTAGCAAAGAAGGAGGCGACAGAATGAACGACCTACGCAAAGCGGCAGAGATGGCGTTGCAGTATTTTGAAGATGCTCACGGCCTTGAAGATGCGGAGGTTGCAATTAAAGAAGCACTACGCCAAGCACTAGCCCCCGAAGTCACCCCAGAAGTGACCCCAGAAGTGACCCCAGAAGTACCTTGCAAGACACACCCAGATGCCCCGCATGGGTTTGACCGTAACGCTTCGCATAGTGCTGACCGTTACGTATGCGAGTGCGAGGGGTGGGAGCCTGTCGATAATGCATATACAAAAAACGACACAACAGCAGGAGTTTTGCATAAGGAATGGGTTGGGTTGACGGTAAAAGAAGTTCTTAAGCTATTGCCATCAAGCAAATGGAAGGCAGAAGAGACTTTGCTTTTTGTCCAGCGCATTGAAGACGAATTAAAGGAGAAGAACACATGAACAACTGGTTCGTTGGATTTGCCATGGGCCTGCTCACCCTGCTCGCCTACGAGAAACTGCAAGAAAACTCACCGCCCATTGTTAACGTGCCCATCACCACCAACGATATTGTCGAGGCGTACAAAGCAGGCAAGAAAGACGCCCTGCGCACGAACGTCCCTTCAATGGAATTAGAGCAAGCGTGCTTGGAGTTGTGGAGCCAGAAGCAACCACTGGAGGTTAAGTGAAAACAATAATCCACGTAAACCAGCACGTAGTAAGAAGCAACACCAAGACTGGTGCGAAGGAGCCTGTGCTTACAGTCAAGACATACAAAAGCAACACGTATGCGAACGAGGTTCAGATCAATGGCCCCAGCAAAGTTGTGTACAGCCCAGATAAACCCCTGTCCTGCGGTGCTAGGGTCTGGATTGAAACAGAAGCAGAAGTGCTAACTTCTTAAGGAGATGGGATGACGATACAAGGAAAAAGTCTCGGGCAGTTGTTACAAGAAAAACTTGCTGAGTCAAAACCGACGACGTTAAACGAAGTGATTCAAGAGACGCAGGAAAAAATAAAAGTAGAAGATGGTGTCCGAGTAAGCGGCGTGCCGTACCTCGTGCCAGGGGGGTGTATAAACGCAGACGCAGTAAACAACCATAGAGTTTATTGAAGCCAAAGCAACCAATGAAGAGCTTATTGGTTATCTAAAGTTTAACGTCATCAAATACTTAAGCCGTGCCAAGTACAAGGGGCACGACTTGCAAGACCTTAAAAAAGCCCAGTGGTATCTCAACCGATTAGTGAGCAAATATGGAGAACAGAATGAAAATAAGTTTTGAGTTTGAGCCGCACGAGCGGGGGGAGATTGAAACTTTTGCCAGGGCGCCAGATTACAAAAATGCACTGCGGGAAATGGATGAGTACCTCAGGCAGAAAATTAAGTACGGCGGTATATCAGAGATTGAGTACGATGTTTATTGTGAAATACGAAACAAACTGAATGAACTTATCGAGGGGTTGAATGTATACGAATAAGAAACGATGGCGCAAATGCAAGAATTGTGCTGGTCGAATTGAGTTTGCACCCAGGGTTTTAATATGTAGACATTGTTACAGAAAGTTGTACGGAAAATGTTACGTAAAGGAGAAATCAAATGGAACTAAGAGAAGCTCTGAGATTAGCCGGACTGTGGGGTAGCAGTACCGGAGATGGGTGGCGAGAAATACTGTACCACTTGAAAAACTATATTGATCTGCTAGAATCGAGAGAAAAGTTTTACCGAAAGCGGATTGATGATTTAGAGCATTTAAACAATCGGCTTCACGGAGACGTAGCTTTTCTTTCTCAAGGAGCCGTAAATGCCATACGTGAACAAAACGAGACCATACAAAAAAGAATACAGTCAGCAGAAAGCTAGGGACGAACAGCCTAAGCGAAACGCCAGAGAGCGTGCTAGGTATGCGATGGATAAAAAAGGTATAAACAGAAAAGGAAAAGACATAGATCATGTGGTCCCTCTTTCAAAGGGCGGCTCAAACGCCCCCTCAAATCTCAAACTTAAATCCCCAAGTAGCAATCGGTCTTTCTCAAGAAACTCCGACCGCACCGTCAAGCGAAACAAACCCAAAAATGCAAATTCTTGACGATGAATTTTTAATAGTTAGAACACGGTATCCAGAGAAATTAAAATCAGCAATTCAAGGTTGTGAAGTTGCATCAAAAGGGGAAGTGTCAGAAGTATTAATTGATTGGACACTAGAAAACGCTCAGCTACTTAAGAAGCTGCAGATAAAAAATGTCCCTTCCCCGATAGCAAAGAAGTATGACTGGCCTGGGTTGTACAAACCCATGCAACACCAGATGGAGACCGCAGAGTTCTTCACTTTGCACAAGCGGAGCTTTTGCTTTAACGAGCAAGGCACAGGCAAAACCGCTTCTGCAATTTGGGCATCTGATTATCTTATTAAGCAAGGCATCGTCCGGCGTGTCTTAGTGGTCTGCCCTCTCTCTATTATGCAGTCGGCATGGCAAGCAGATTTGTTTAAGTTCGCTGTTCATCGTCACGTAGATGTGGCTTACGGCAACCGACACAAACGCAAGGAAATAATTAACGCTGGCGCCGAGTACGTCATTATTAACTACGACGGCGTAGAGATTGTCGAAGAAGACATCAATGCGAGTGGCTTTGACCTAATCATTATTGATGAGGCTAACGCTTACAAAAACGTCAACACCAATCGCTGGAAGTGCATGAGGCGCTTGATTGACTCAAACCGCTGGCTTTGGATGATGACTGGAACCCCTGCCGCACAGTCCCCCTTGGATGCGTATGGCATTGCTAAACTTTGTGTTCCAGACCGAGCGCCTAAGTTTTTCGGGCGTTACCGAGACATGGTGATGTATAACGTGAGTCGGTTTAAGTGGCTACCAAAAGACACTGCTCAAGACACAGTCTTTGAAATGCTACAACCAGCAATACGTTTTACTAAAGAGCAATGCCTTGACCTTCCCGAAGTAACGCATACCTATCGAGAGGCCCCTCTCACTCCCCAACAAAAGAAGTACTACGAGCAACTCAAAAAGACATTTGCTTTTTCTGCGGATGGGGAACAGATTACTTCAGTCAACGCTGCAGTCAACATCAACAAACTTCTTCAACTCTCAGGCGGCGCAGTTTATACCAACGACAAAGAAGTGGTTGAGTTTGACGTGTCTAACCGGCTGTCTGTTATTAAAGAAGTCATTGACGAGGCATCGCATAAGGTGCTTATTTTTGTGCCTTTTACCCACACAATCAACCTCTTAGCCGACTACCTAACCAAAAACAACATCAGCAATGCCATCATCAACGGTGCAGTTCCGGTCAATAAACGCACCGAAATATTCAAACGCTTTCAAGAAGAAGATCGACCGACTTGCTTAATAATTCAGCCTCAAGCGGCGGCGCATGGTGTGACACTAACTGCCGCTAATGTTGTGATCTGGTATGCACCTGTGACCAGCGTAGAGACGTACCTACAAGCCAACGCCCGAGTGCATCGCAAAGGGCAGGTCAATCCGGTGACGGTCGTGCACATCCAAGGCTCTCCAGTAGAGGACAAGCTCTATAAGATGCTGGAAAATAAATTAGATACCCACACAAAACTTGTGGATTTGTATAAGAACGAAATTATTTCTTGACAGTCTCAAGTTTGTGTAGTATCTTTATAAACCCAGACCTAGAGGAAACAAAATGGAAACGCAGACACTACCCGTAGAAAAGCTGGTGGCGACCTACATAAAAATCCGTGACGCACGTGATGAAGTTAAGCGTGAAATGGAAGAAAAAATTGCCGAACTGCAAGCCGACCTTGATGCTATCAATCAAACACTTTTAGAGCATTTCAAAGAGCAGGGCATTGATAGTGCAAGAACTCCTTTTGGAACTGCATACAGAACAGTCAAGTCTCGGTATTGGACTAACGACTGGGATGCTATGCGCCACTTCATTGCGGAACATGATGCGTTTGAGCTTTTGGAAAAGCGTATTCATCAGACCAACATGAAGCAGTTTCTAGAGGAAAACCCTGACTTACATCCAGCAGGTTTGAATGTAGACAGTGAGTATTCTGTAACAGTCCGTCGTAAATAACCAAGGAGATTTATCAACTATGAGTAACCTTACTCTTTTTCAGCAAGACCTTCCCGACTATCTTAAGGAAGTAGAACTCGACGACATGACCAAAGCCCTTTCCGGGGGTAGCGGCTCTAAGCGAATTTCTTTCCGTGGTGGTGTCTTTCGTCTTATGGTCAACGGCGAAGAGATTGCTAAAAACGAAAACCGTGCGATGAATGTCATTATTGTCAATGGCTCTCGTAAGATTGGACGTACTTATTACGAAGGTGCATACGACTCCAAAAACCCAGCGGCACCCGACTGCTGGTCTGCGGATGGAGAAAAACCCGATGCCTCTATCGAAACTCCTCAACACTCTAGCTGTGCGGAGTGCCCCCAAAACATCAAGGGTTCCGGTCAGGGTGATTCTCGTGCTTGCCGTTTTAAACAGCGTCTTGCTGTTATGCTGGCTGATGATGTAAACGGTGATGTGTATGGCGTTGAGCTTGCGGCTACTTCTATTTTTGGTAATAGCAAAGACATCAACAAGATGCCATTCCAGCAATACGCCAAGTATGTTGGCGCTCAAGGCAAGAACATCAACACCCTCGTTACCGAGATGCGTCTTGATAGCGACAGTGCTACACCGAAGCTGACTTTCAAGCCCGTTAAGTTTTTGAATCGGGAAGAGTGGCAAGTAGCTGTAGCTAAGGGCGATACAACGGAAGCCAAGCAAGCAGTAACCATGTCGTTCACCAAGAGAGAAGCTACCGAGGTACTTTCTGCACCGCAAGTAGAAGAGTCTGAGGAAGCCGAAGCCGCAGTTGAGGTTGAGCCTACTAAGCGCAAAAAAGCGGAACCTGCGCCTAAGAAAGACCTCAATACGATCATGAAAGACTGGATTACGGACGACGAATAATGGATGACCGGGGGTATAGCCTCCGTGTTATGCGTGCCAATGAACAAGCAGACCCTAGTAGCACCGGGGTTCTGCTTGGTCGGATCTGTATTAAGAAAGAAATTCCAGTTGTAGACGTTGCTGATTTCTTTGGTGTTTCACGGATGACCATTTACAGTTGGTTTTCCGGTGTCGGTAAGCCTAGAAAAAAGCACGAAGAAAAAATACAGACCATCATAGAAAAACTTGGCGGCGCATAGGGCGGGAATATGGCTGAAATGAAACTACTATCGAAGGTGTTGTCCGACAAAGGC